TCTGGCATGGAGACGATTGTAACTGGAAGTTCTCGGGCAAGCCCTGTTGCAAATTCTTTCCCAGGTTGGTCTCCATCAGCAAAGACGAATACTCTTTCAAAGTCTGCAAGCAATCTTGTGTAATGTTTCTTCCAAGAATTTGCACCTGGAACACCAACACAAGGGATGCCGATGCACTTGCTGAGTGTAATGGTGTCAAGTTCTCCTTCACAGACTCCAATCCAATCACCTGCCCTTTCGATATCTAGTACGTTGTACATTTTAGTATCTGCACCAGTCATACCCATGTACTTGGGTTCAACTGCTGGGTTCAAACTTCTAAATCTTAAATCAACTACACCACTCTTGGTGATGTAAGGGATAGACAACCTACCAAGGAATCCTTCATGTCCTACCTCAGGTTCCGCGACTACGCCTAATCGTGCCAACCGTGCTACTTCCACCGTAATTCCCCGACTTCGAAGGTAGTCTTCGGCCTGATAAATGTTTTCCTGGTACCGCTTGGTTGCTAGTTCCAGCAAATCCTTCTGCGACTCTCGCTGCTTCACGTATGTTTATCCCTTCTTGTCTAGAAATTATTTGTAAACTGTTGCCTTGCATACCACATGCAAAGCATACGAATAGATTGTCATCAAGATTAGCGGTGCCTGATTGATGTGAGTCACCATGGAATGGACACTTAAGGTTTACTTGACCATGGTCTTTGCGTATACTAGCACCATAGTGTTCAAGCACATCCTTAATGGATGGTAAATCATTCACCGAATACATCACCTAACCTAAGTACTAAATAAGAATCTGCTATTGATTTTCCTCGAGCCTTGATAACAATCGCAGCGAGGACGGACTCACGGTCGAGCCCCCTTGCTTCCGCATAATGCGTTGCTTCAATCTGTGCCTCTTTCGTCCAACCAGAGAGGTCAATGCGACCTGATGCACCTGGTGCTTTGGCTTCGATAACTCCAACTGAACCAAGGAAGTCCGAACGGACTGCAACGTCGCCCTCATCTCTTGCACCTGTTCGAGCAAGTCGTTCAGCGTCGTATCCAAACCCTCTAAACCAATTACGGATGTCTGTTTCAAATGTAGCACCTCTTTGCTTGTGTGATTTTCTAGTTGTCATTCTTGCGTATCCAAACTTGGTAATCTTTTGAAAGAATTTCGTATTCTCCAGTATACTTAGCAAGAAACCTATCGATTGCTGGTCTAGGTGTTAACTCAGGCTGCAAATCCTTGCCCCATAGGTAGTCATCAAAGGCTAGGATTCCACCAGACTTCAATAGTTTCCACGCATTGTCTGCATCCTTGGCTACCTGATGGGATGTGTGGTCGCCATCAATGTAGATAAAATCAAACTTGATTTCATTCTTGCCAGCAAAGTATTCATCACTAGTCATACGCAATCGCACGGTTGACTTCAAAGAACCGATGCGCTCTTCGTAATACTCAAGCACCTCGTTAAAGTCTATCTGCTTGTGCTCTCGTTCTTCTGACCCAGCCCAGGTATCAACGTCATAGAGCCACGAGGTTCTATCAGTCAAGATATTCTCACATAGCCATATACTGGCATCGCCAGTGAAGACACCTATCTGCAGGAACTTAAGGTCAGGTTGTCCTGCTAGGTGGAGTAAGTGATTCTCAAAGTTATATTGCTGACCCTCAAACCAGTTAGGATATGTAGTTGTCACTAGAGCATTAGCCCCATGATAGTGGTGATAATTGCAAGTAATTCTGTATAAAATGTTTGGAATAATAACATAAGATTAATCATTAATGTCCGCTCTTATCTCTCTTTAGAATACGAACAGCCCACTCTAGACCATTGTTAACGCCATCTGTCCAGTCATCCGTAACTGGCACACGTGCATCTTCAATCTTCTTGATTAACTTCTCAATTTCCATCTTAGTTTCAAGCATTATAAGACGGCGCATCTCTTGCGTCTGGTCATCTTCTTCTTCTCTAAGCATCTCTCACCTATACATTCTCTGGGATATCATCAATAAACATATACTCAGGATTAAAAGCAACCCATGTCATGAGTCCTCCTCCTGCATCAGCACGTCCGTATCTATTCTTAACAGGTGCAACACCCATAGAAGTACCAACAACGCCGAGGGTACATATAAGAGCAGGAAGTTGAGCAACTTTGCCTTGAATGGCAGAACGCGGCTGACACGGAGAACCCGAGACAGCCTCCGAAGTATGGTGTAAGACAACAACCGCTGCGTTCGTCGCTCTGGCAAGGTACTTCAACTCCTTCATGATTGCACGCATTGATGCAAATTCTTCACCACCATCGGTGGCTACATCCATTAAATTATCTACAATAATAAGTACAGGTGGGCAACCCCATAGTTCTTCGAACGCCTGTACTTCTTCGTCAATATCTTGCAATGATGGGGCAGATTCAAATGACCAAACAATATGACTACCTCGAGATAGCGTAGCCTTTGTCCATCCAATATCATTTATTAACATCTGTTCTACGTCACTCTGTGACTTACCTGAAATCATGGATGCTAATCGCATTGCCATGGTGTGAGCGTTGGTATCTGCTGAGATGTAAAGTGTTGGCACCTTCATCTTTAATGCAAGTGCTAGTGCTAGTGTAGACTTACCCACTCCTGGCGCTGCTGCGAACATTGATACTTCGGAACGGCGGATGATAATCTTATTATTCTCGAACGCCTTGAAACAACTTGGTAATGGCTCGCCACCGATACTGGCACGACCAACGCTTCTGACAAGTGTACGCATCCATGTTCCCCTTCTCTATAGAAGGAACGCAACCATGCCTTCTCGGACATGGCTACGTTTCTTCGTCTCATATATCTATATTAAGTTGTATTAGTTCACTGGCTTGCATTGGTCTGGAGTTCCCTGCGGTGTTGGACACGCCCAAAACGCGTAAGGTTTCCCTGTTGTCTTGCTGACTCCCTCGCGGCGAATCCTCGTGCCGTGGATACATGTTGGTGCTGCCGTACCTGACACTGGCGATACTGGGCTGGGAGCGGAGTATGTGGATTGCGGAGTGCTTGGCATTGAACTTGGTGTCCCCAAAGGGGCTGTTGCGTAAGCACCATGAATAAGTTTCTGTACTGCTGCAATTTGTATGGAGTAATCTCCAACGCCTTCAAGCAATACGCTTAGTTCATCTGATGTATTGGCACGCACGTTAATCATGTCACCTGTTGGTGTCTTGTACGATACCTGTAATTTCCAATCTTCTGTTGCCATATTATTTTTCTACTTTCGCTGAGAATTGGCAGTAGTCTGTGAAGCCACAGCGATACTGACAGTTGTTTGTATTAGGAAGAAAGATAGCAGACTTCCTTGCTTTGTCAAAGTTTTCTGCAAGATAATCTAACTTATCAGCAGTATACTTTGATAGGTCTACAAGACCAGTGGTACCTGACTGGCGTGCCATCCAGTATGCACCGTACTTAACTTCTACCCCCAGGACTCTTTCGATTCCCACCTTATAGAAGCCAAGTTGCAGTGTACTGGTAGGTGTTTGCTGAGAGGTCTTTAAATCAACAACAACTAAGTTGCCTTGATATTCAAACACTCTGTCAATTATCATCTTGACTGGCACACCAGCAAACTCAGGTGTAAGTGCTAACTCAATGGCTGGATTACCTTGAGGGGTTTTCCAGATTTTCCATTCAGTATTATTCTTGCGCCATGTTATGTAGTCAGCAACCCACTTAGGTCCAGCCGCGTTCCAGAATTTTTCATCTTCCTTATTCGGATTTTCCTTAGTGGCTCTGCCACCTACTCGAGCATCGGTTAAATCGACACCCTCTGCTTCCTCAGCCCAGGCTTTAAGCCATAAGTCAGTCGACATTTTCTAAGTCCCACAGTTCCGTGGCTCTATGAAATGCTGACCCACCAACGGACCACACCGCAGGCTTCTCAGGAATTGCGAGTAAACGACTGAGGTAATACATATACCCACAGTCGAGGTATGTCATCAGAGCAGAATAACTCATGTGCTCTGGTAGTTTATATTCTTCTAGTTGTATGCTCATGTGGTATTAGTATACATGATACTCAGAGTTTGTCCTGTATTGATTCATGTGGCAATACTTGACAAGTCAGAATCTATGTGTATAATTATATATATAATATATATAAAAACCCCGAAGGGGTTTTATTATATAATATATTATAGGAGAACATATGTTTGAAATAGTAGTAGCAGTACTGATAGGTCTAGTAATCCGTGATGTAGTCTACGAAATTATAGACTCCATCCAAGAGTTCATCTTCCGTAAACGTGAGGCACGGTACCACGATTTACTAGATGAATGGCTAGACGAAGAAATCTAGAAACGACAAAAGACCCCCCAACCTAGGGTGATTACCTTAGGAAAGGGGGTTTTTTGTTTCTATAAGCCTGCTAGAGGCCTAGAATGGGGTTACTTTGAGCCTCGTCCGAACTCTGTAGACTTAGGGTCAAGTGCCTTAAGGACTGGACCAGCCACTGCAGCAAGTGCTGCTGTTGCGAGATTCTTTGGGTTAGTTTCTCCAGCCATGTAGAGAGCAATAACCGCTGCTACTGCTGCACGTAGGTACGTGCTAGCAATTGCTTCTAGTTTCTTCTTGTTCATTAGTCCTCCTTAGGACTTGAATACTGGCTTACCGAATCCAACTACGGTTACGGCTTGAGACTTTCTCAACTTAGAGCCATTTTTCTTTTTGAAGGCGCGGACCTTGAGGCAGACTTGTCCACCATTACGTTGGTCGCCCTTCTTATCTGGAGCGGTATTACCCTCAATACAGGTAACAGTTCCATCTCCATTATCCTTGACTACAATTCCAATATGTGAGATTCTATCTACATTATCATTAGGAAAGTCAAAGAATACTATGTCTCCTGGAAGTGGCTGAGCAGTATCGCTTGCCTTCTCCCATTGGTCTTTCTTCATAAAGCCTGATGCTCCACCTGGTGTATACACACAGTTAGGAATCTTTAAACCAACTTCATTAGCACACCACATTACAAATGACCCACACCAAGGTTGGAAGTTAGCCTTTGTAAAGTGACCGTACTTTGTTTCATTATCTTTTGGTCCTTCAATAACACCAAGTTCACCTTGTGCT